ATGAAGATGACCTTGTGTTAAATGAATGCTCTATGTTCACCAAAATGTCTAATGGAGACATGGTAGAACATATGGAAAAGCATAATGTTAATGAAAAACATATCCAAAGAGTAGTTTTGGATCAAACTTTTTGATATGAAAGATAATTTATTTTTGAAGCTCACTATTAAAGATGGTGAGCTTCATTTCCCTATAAAAGCTAACAAAAAGAAATATGAAAACTTTTTGAAAAGGCAACCTGATGGAGCTAAACTTGAATTGTTTATTGGTGTAAGTACTGATAAAGGTTCTAACCCTCAACTTGCAAGAATACATGCATGCATAAGAGAAATAGCTACTGAAATAGGATATACATTTGAAGAGGTAAAGATGCTTGTAAAAAGACAATCCGGGTTATGCTTTGCAAAAGACGGAACAGAATATTGCAAGTCTTTTGCTCAGTGTGATAAGGCTGAATTGAATTTAACTATTCAAGCCTGTATAGAAATTGGAGATTTTAATGGTATGCAGTTAAGATAAATCTTTATCAAAAATCTTAACTGTTTCCTCATAGCTTTTATAAAAATCAGCTCTTTTATCTTTATTACCAATACCTTCTAAATATAATTCAGCTGATTTTTTAGCAGAGGCAGCTGCTGCTTCAGTAATAGGTATTTCTTTAGCAATCTTTTGTTCTAATGCTAACTGTCTTAAACCTCTGACCATTGCAGTTAAAAGGTAAAAATAAGATTCTCTTTGGTCAAGCTTTACATCTTTGCCATTACTTAGGTCATCTATCTTTTTATAAATGCCTAATAGTTCTGCTTTATCTTTTACCTGAGTAATGTAATCTATTAGAAAACGTTCAAGCATTTGAGCAAAGAAACCTGATATTTCAAAACCTTTAATGATACTATCTTGGTCATAAACTATTGTAGTGTTGTTATTATTTTCCATAAACTAAAGATATGAACAATTCTGTAAATATACAAGAACTCAAACAAAAACTATCTAACAAGGTGTTAGAATCAGATTGGGATATTATAGATAATTTTATCCATAATGAGTTTGGTAAAATACTTTATAACCTCATAAACCAGGTAGATAAAGACCATAGATTTGTACCAAAAGTTAAAGATATATTTAATGCATTTGTTGAATGCCCTCATGATGATTTAAAAGTTGTTATGATAGCTCAGGACCCTTACAATAATGTAAATGTTCCTGATGGTATTGCATTCAGTTGTTCTAATATAGAAGAAGAAGAACCAATGCTTAAGTATATATTTGATGAGCTTGAAAGAACTATAGACCCTGAATACAACAGGGATTTAGACTTATCAAGATGGTCTAAACAAGGTGTCCTGTTATTAAATACAGCACTAACAACTAACATAAGTAAACCAGGTAGCCATTATAGTTTATGGAAACCCTTTACTATAAAAATTCTTGAATACCTTAATCATAATTTTACAGACCTCATAATTGTTTTGTTTGGATATAAAGCTGTAGAATGGATACCCTATCTAAATAAACAACATATAATCAAGACATTACACCCTCTTAGTGCTGAATATGCAAACACTAATTGGGATAGCAAAGACCTCTTCAACACCATAAATAAAAAGCTTAAAGAGTTAAATAAAAGTTCTATTAAGTGGTGAAAATTTTGTATATTTAATGTTCAAAACCAACAAAATATGTGGGAACTTTTCAATAAGATTGTAGGGTATAACATCACTCCCAATGAGTGTTTATATTTATTCTCCATCAAGGAGAAAATTACATCAGCATTTGTCTCAGGTGAGACAGAACTACCATCATTAATAGCTAAAGGTTATTTAAAAATGGATTCTAATATAGTTATAACTGCTGAAGGTAAAAAGATTATTACTTCACTAAACAATTACTTCAACAAAGCTAAAAAGAAAACAAACATCCAACTGATGGGTAAAAATTGGTTGCAGAAAGTAGAGGAATACAGAACTATCTTTCCTGCACAAAAATTACCCAGCGGTAAACTTGCCAGAAATAATGTAAAGACTTTAAATGAATCATTCAGATGGTTTTTTAACACCTATGATGTAACATGGGCTGATGTCATTAAAGCAACAAAAAGATATGTCAAAGAATACCGTGCAAATGACTATCTCTATATGAAAACAAGCCAATACTTTATTGCTAAACAAGATAAGCATAAGGTAAAAAATTCAGAACTTGCTGATTATTGTGATATGGTAAGGGAAGGAATTGAGGAAGAAGATGACCACTTTAAAGATAAAGTTGTATGAAAGCAGAAAATGCTTGGGTGGGTAAACATAACTCCTTTAATGAAGCACTAAAGTATATGCAACGTAGGCAACAAGGTTTAGAGAAATCTATCTATACACCTTGGGCTAAATTTAATGATGCAGCTACTGACGGGTTAGAATGGAATACTCTTACAGTTATGGGTGGAAGACCTGGTTCAGGCAAAACCCTAATAAAAGACCAGATTGTAAGAGAATCATTCATTCTTAATCCTGATGATGACTTTAGAGTATTAGAATTTCAATTTGAAATGGTAGGAAGAACCTCTGCAATCAGAGAGTTTTCTTCTATAACAGGCAAAACATACAAACAATTATGTAGTGCCGGTTCAGTTGTCTCCTCTAATATTATTAATCAATGCCATCAATATGCTAAAGAAAGAGTTAAATACCCCATAGATATTGTCAGTAGACCAATGACCGTCAATCAAATGCGTGAGCAGATTGATGCTTATATGAATCTACACAAGGGTAAAAAGACAATGATAACATTAGACCATACTCTCCTTGTAAAGAGAGCACCTTACCAAAGTAACCGGCAAGATATGCTCTTTGATTTAGGAGAGTTCTTTACACAATGCAAACGGGATTATCCTTGTTTGTTTATAGCATTATCACAGCTTAATAGAAACATTGATAACCCAGACAGGGCTATTAATGGCAAGTATGGTAACTATATTCTTGAGTCAGATATATTTGGCTCAGATGCTATGTTACAACATGCTGATATGCTCATTGGGATTAACCGTCCTGCTAAACAGAAGATAAGATTCTACGGACCTGATAGATACATCATAGAAGATGACAGGACTTTAGTATTTCATTTCCTTAAGGCAAGAAATGGTGATGCAAGAATGAGCTTTTTTAAAGCTGAATTTGAAACTATGGAAGTAAGTGAAATGCTTACTCCACAAACAAGTACTAGATGATTAGTAGTAAAAAATCCATAACACCTCAAGAGCGTAAGGATAAAGTAGCAAACCTACGCTTAGAACATGAGGATTATTTTCAGACTATAGGAAATATTAATGCTGCATATATTCCTAAAATGGCATACAGACCATCAGGAAAAGATGAATTATATATATCATTCTTCCCAAGTGAATTAGAAAAAGAATGTGATATATATACAGAATTTGTTAGTATAATATATGAATCTGAAGATCCTAAAAGAACATTATACCTTCACAAATTTAACCCTCATTGGGAAGAAGAGTATGAATTGGTTGAATCCAGATCAGGATTTCAAAGACACTTGGTACCAGTTGGTGAATTAAAAGTTATCAATGATGTTACAACAAGAAATGTTATTGAAAAAATGGAACCATTAAAACCACTTACTCCAATTGCACCAACAATTAACGTTGATATAAAAGAATTAGTTAGAGCTTTAGAAGATATTAACTATACCTTACACACACTTTCATCAATTTTAAGAAATAAATAATGGCACAATCAATTTTAATTATTGCTGATTCTGGTACAGGTAAATCTACAAGTATCAGAACATTAAATTCTAAAGAAACTTTTATTATTAACATAGCCAATAAACCTTTACCGTTTAAGGGTTGGAAAAAACAATATGTACCATGCACTAAAGCAAATCCTAAAGGAAATATTATATCTACATCTTCCTCTGCCGGAATATTAAAAGCAATGAAGCACGTAGATGTTAATATGCCTCACATCAAAAATTTAATCATTGATGATTGGCAATATATGTCAAGCTTTGAGTACTTTGACAGAGCCAATGAAAAAGGCTATGATAAATTTACTCAGATAGCAGCTAACCTGGCAGCTGTAGCAAAAATACCTAAAGACTTACGGGATGATTTAGCTGTTATATTTCTTACACACTCAGAAGAAAGCACAGATGTTAACGGTCACCGCAAAGTAAAGGCAAAAACTATAGGTAAAATGATAGATAATACTTTAACCTTAGAAGGTTTGTTCTCTATTGTTTTATTTGGTGTTGTACGTAAGAATGATGATAAGACATTTACATATGGCTTTGAAACACAAAACAATGGAGAGAACACATGTAAATCTCCTATGGGAATGTTTGAAGAAGCCTTTATACCTAATGATCTGCAATATGTAAAAGACTGCATAATTGCATATGAAAATGATTAATTAAAATTTTAAACAAAAAAATTATGTTGAATACTAAAGATATGAAGTCAGGTGGTGGTAGAGTTAAACCTGTAATTGAAGTTGGTAACCAAGTTATCAAAATTAATTCTATTACATTTGACCAAACACCCTATGATAAGGAGGCTTATAATATATTGCTACATGTAGAATCTGAGCCTGTAGCAGGAAATTTTCAAGGCTTCCTTGTTGATGTAAATAAACCTAATGGTAAACGTTTTAAAGGTCAGGTTGGTAGAGTAAGAATGAGCCCTTATGCATATAAAGATGCAACCCTGCCAAGTGGTAGAGAAATCAGTAGAGATAATGAAGTCCTTAAGGCTATGATTTTCTTAGCAGAAACTTTTGGTAAAAGAGATGAGCTTGATGTAATTGAAGCTAATGACATCTTTGAATTCATGAAGATGGCAGGCAAAATTCTTTCTAAGAGTCACTATGTCCAAGCTTGTGTTGCCGGTAGAGAGTGGGAAAACAGAGAGGGTTATGTAAACTATGACCTCTTCTTACCAAGACTTTCTAAAGATGGTATACCATTGGAAGTATTAGATAAAGAACCCAGTAGACTATTAACCTTTAACAGAGCTGACCATGTTAAAGAATTAAAAAAGAATAAAACTCAGGATACTTTTGAACCTGCAAATAAGAATTCTTTTGGAGATGACTTTGATTTATAAACTAACTAAGGGGTGTGCATTGCATGCCCCTTATTTTTTCTATGCTAAATACAAAAAATCTCATAGTAACAGTAAGGCAAGTACCATCTTATTGGGCATTTCAATTTTATTTAAACCTTCCTTTATTAACAGGACAGGATTTAAAAATAAAATCAATATGGACCAGTGAGAAGACACCAAGCATGTGTATATATATAAATAAGAAGTACAATGAATACTTCTATAAAGATTTTTCAACAGGTAAATATGGTAATAAGATTAACCTTGTCCAAGAATTATTTGGCTTAGACTATTCAATGGCTGTAACGAAACTTATAACTGACTATAATAGTTATGTAAAAAGTAATGGTTCACCGGTTATTAATATTAAAGCAGTAAAGAAATGGCAAATTGATTTTATTAAAGAAAGATCTTGGACTACAGATGATGCTCAATATTGGTTACAGTATAGGATTGGTAAAACAATGCTTACTAAATTTAATGTAAAACCTTTAGAGTATTACAATCTTGTTAAAGAAGAAGATGGTACTATAAGTAAATTAGTAATTGAAGGCAAAAGAGTGTATGGTTATTATAACTCTTTAGATGAAGCCTATAAAATATACCAACCAACTAAATCTAAATACAAATTTTTTAAAATCAAAGCTCATATACAAGGGTTAGACCAATTGACTTACAACCAGCCATATTTAGTTATATGCTCCTCTTTAAAGGATGCTATGTGCTTAGATGGTTTTGGTTATAATATTGAGGTGATAGCTCCTGACAGTGAGAATACAATGTTAAGATCA